GGGTGACCTCGAGGCGCAGCGACAGGCCCGAGATCGGGTCGCTGATGGTCTGCGACGCGATGGCCGCGTTGCTGGCCTGGAACGGACGCGAGACGAACACGATGGCGTCCCGCGCAAACATGACGTTTGCCTGGTGGCTGTCGACCAGCGTCACCGATTGACCCGTGGCCACGTCTTCGATTAGGCCCTGGTTCAGCGTGATATCACCGCTCCCAGTGCGTCCCGTCTCCACGCCGTAGTAGTAGCTGCCCACCTTGATCAGGTCGCCAGCCACCACGGTCGTGCCCGCGCCCACGCCGGCAATCGTGACCGTGGTATCGCCGACGCTCAGCGCGCCGTTGTTGGTCACCGTTCCCGTCATGGTGCCCTTGGTGTGGGTCGCGACGTTCTGGTCCATGTACCACTGCGCGCCCAGCTTCGGGCTAGGGCCGAATTCGCCGGCCTCGATCGGAAACGCCGTCTGGTAGTCGGAGCTGGTGAACGCATCCAGGCCCAGCAGCGCGGCCTCGGCGTCAGCGTCAAAGACGCAGCTGCGACCTTGGCGGCTGACCTTGTTCTTGTTGAGCAGCTTACCCGGCTCGGTGGCGTCACCGATCACACCGAAAATGCCACCCGTCTGATCGTCACCCATGCCCGCGCCAAGGCTGGCTTGGCTGAGGATTTGCGCGTCGATCGTGTCGATGATCGACGACAGCGCCGATTCGACCACGCCCGGCAGCTTGTCCTGCTGCACTTCCATGAGGTCCTTGTCCGTCATGTAGAACGGGGCCTCCTTCCAGCTGGACAGCGGCACGTTGACCGTCGACAGCGTGATGTCGCTGGTTGCCGGCGGGGTGTTGGCCGCGGTCACGTCGACCGTGGTGATGGAGGGGGGCAGGGGGACGTCAATCGAGCTGCCCGGCTGCGCGCCGAGGGTGTCGAAGTCCCGATTGACCAGCCGCGGCATGATGGAGTTCGCGCGCAGCTTCGGAAGCATGAGTCCCACAAGCTTGGGGACGACATCGGTGATGGTGTTAGCCATGGGAACAGGATCTATGTCCGACACGAGACGGGCCTACTGCTACTGACAGGTGATGCCCGCTCCTGGTTAGGGGGGGGGTTGAGGTTCACCCGCATCAGCCGGCCCGGCTGTCGGTCACCCGCTGGGCTTCCGATTCGGCGGCTCGCCCTAGCCAACGCCGTCAGCTAAAGGTCGCCGCGTCTGCGGCGCGCAGTGGCCCCGATGAGGCTCGATGCTGCGCGCGCGCATTGTAGCCGCTACTTGGCGGCGTCGTCAACAGGCGGCGTCGTGGCGGCCTTCTTGGGCCTGCCTGGCTTCTTCTTGGCCACCGTCGGCGCTTCCTCGAACACGTAGAACGTGCGGCCCTGCGTGCTAGTGCCGTAGCCGACGAACACAGCCTTGCCGATGCCCATGACGTGGTTCTCGCCGTTGCTGGTCATCATCCACAGCTTGCGCGACTCGACGCCTGCGTCCTCGGCCGCCAGGATGTGCGCGACCCAGCGGCCGGAGCCCATCTGGTGCACACGTAGCAGCTGGCCGCCCTCGGGGGCGCTGATGGTCAGCTCGCCGATCGTCGTCCGGAACGACACGGTGTAGATCTTCACTCCGCCCATTTCGCCTCTCCTGCGTTGATCTTCTCCACAGCCTGCAAGTAGGCCGCGGGGTCGTTAATGACCTCGGACATGCGGATCGCGCCGCCGCCGCCGGCACCGCCCGGCCGAGCTCCGCCGCCGTCGCCGCCGTCAAACAGGTGCGGGGCCTCGGTGACGGTCCGGTCCAGCCAGTCGTCGATGGTCAGCTCTTGGCCCAGCCCGTCGACCGCGTCCTTGGCGACCAGCTTGTCCAGCGTGTCGTTGGGCTCGAACGTGCTGCCCGCCCTGGTGAGCAGGTCCGCCCGGGCCGTCGGCCGCAGCCGCAGCTTCTTGCGCTCAAGCGCCGTGGCCAGTTGCTCGCCCAGGTAGACCGAGCCGAACCGCTGCCGCGCCGCGGCCTTGTCCGCCTCGGCGGCCTCGCGCTGCTGGTGCAGCTCCTCGAGCTGGCGCTGGTATTCAGACTTGAGCGCCTGCGTGCGCCTTTCCAGCACCTCGTCGAACTGGCCAGACTTGAGCAGCTGCGCTTCCTCTTCGCCCTGCGCCTTGTCGACCATCGTCTTGTACTGGTCTTTGATCTGCTGCTGCTCGGTCATGAGTTCCTCGAGCTGCGCTTTCATCTTGATGTTGTTGTCCCGCATCTCGCGGTAGCGCGCTAGGTCGACTGCCGGGCCGTCGTCGGTCTCCATCTGGAGCTGCCAGCCGTTGCCGGTGTCGGTGTAGTGCTCCCGGAGCGCCTCCGGAATGTCGTCCTGCGTCGCGTAGGTCTTTCTCAACATGTGCTACTTCTTGGGTTTGGGTTTGGCCGGCTTCTTGCCTTTCTTGGGGCCGTTAGAGGGTCGGGTGGCGTATGCGCCACGGATGTGCTTTGGCATTACAGTCGGTCCTTCTGGCGCAGTTCGTCCAGGGTCAAGGGTTGCAGGTCACGGCCCAGCATCTGCTGCAGCGTGATCTCGCCGCGCCGCCACGCCGCGGCCTTGGTCTTGCCGAGCATCTCCTCCTGCTCGGCCTGTGGCCGCGTGCGCAGCCACTGCTCGAACGTCACGTCCGCATCGACCTGTCCGTCAAAGGCGGCGCGCGTGCCGTCAGGCGGGCCAAGGTAGGGCACCGCCGTGCTGCGGCAGTTCGGGTGTAGCGGCGGCATCGGCCCCTCGCCCACCTTGTAGGTCTTGCCGTCCAGGCTGGCGCACAGGATCGTCGTGCGGCTGTCCAGCGTGGCCACAAACCGCCACCGCTCGACGCCCAGCTCGCGGAACGTCTGCTCGCGCGCCATGTTGCTTTCGGTCGTCGCGGCCGTCCGCACCAGCGTGTCGACGCCGGTCTCGGCCTTGTCGAGGATGCCCTCCTCGGTGCGGCTGCCGCGCACGCCGCGCACGATCTCGTCGACCGTCTCGCCCTGCTCGAGGCCCTGCAGGATGCGCCGGCGCACATTGTCGCCCGTCGGCCCCTTGAGCATCTTGTCAAACCACTGCTCGGGCGTGTCGCCCATGACGCGCTGCTCGGCCGGGTCCGGTGCTGTGCTGACGGGCACGAACTGGTCCGTGGTGCGCTCTACGTTCTCGGCTACGAAGTCGGCCTCGCGCTGGCCCAGCTCGCGCAGGCGCTGCTCTGTGACCTGACGCAGCTCAAGGATGCCGCGCTCAAGGATCAGGTCGATCTCGTCCAGCAGGGCTGCCAGCTGCGGGTATCGCTCGGGCGTGACGTCGCGGCCTCGGGCGTCGAAGCCAGCCAGGGTGCCGCCGATGCTCTCGAGCAACGGCTCGACCACGACGCGCCGGAAGAGCTGCACGGCCTCGATCTGCACGCCGCGCACGCCGCGGGCCATCAGGATGTCGTGCCTGTTGAAGCGCGTCAGGAACTCCCCTGCACGCTCTCGCAGCTCCCGGCGCAGCCTGTCAGCCACGCTCGGGTCGATAGGCGGCAGGCCGGTCATGCGTTAGTGGCCGGCAGCTGCTGGACGAACCGGGCCATCTGTGCCTCGGCGGCGCGGGCCTTGTCGTCCTCGGCGGCCTGGAGCTCGGCGTCGACCTCGACCTCGCCCAACATGCCCAGCGCCTTGACCTGCGCTAGGTAGGTGCGCTGGCTGATCCGGCCCTCGCGCACGTCGGTCTGCAGCATCTGCAGCTCGTCCTTGCGGCTTCGTCCGGGCGCGCCCATCTGGATGCGCTCGCGCTCGTCCTCGTCGCTGACGCCCGGCGGCAGCATCTCGCCGCGGCGCAGGTTGAAGGCGTAGGTTTCCCAGCTGATCGTGCCGGCCTGCAGGCTCTGCGTCAGGGTGGCCAGCTCGCCCGGATCCATGCGTGAGGCGTCGAAGTCGGCGGTCAGGCTGTAGCTGATCTCCTGCGCCAGCGCCGTGTCGTCGTAGGCCGGGAACTGCCAGGCCATCCATCGCTGCATGGCGCGCGTCGTGGCCTCGCTGACGTTCTCGGCGATGGTCGACAACACGCTGCGCTCGCCCGCCTGACGCAGGCGCACGGTGCCCATGGCCTCGGCCGTGGCCGGCTGCTCCTCGAGCATGCGCGCGCCGAGGACCGCCATCTGCTGCTCCTTGTCCTTGAGGCCCTCGCGGATGTGGCCGAGGCCGGCCCCGGAGAACTCCAGATACTGCGCGTTCGCCCCGGGCTCAGGGCTTGCCCAGGCGTAGCCGCAGCCGACCATCAGCTTGGCACCTTCCTCGAGCTGGAAGCCCGACACCCAGGGCTGCGGGATGGCGGTCATGTGCCGGCCCCACTCGAGGTCCGCGCTGCCGCGGTAGTGCGACAGCATGACGTTGACCAGGCCGAGCATCGGCGCGGTCTCGACGTCGACCGAGACGCCCGAGACGGCGTTCACGATGTCCATCGGGATCTCGTTCCAGTAGCGCCCGCCGTTCTTGGTCGGCACCTTGATGCCCATCAGCTCGAGCTCGCCGCTGCGCACGCCCGTGCCGCCCTTGCCCTTGGCGCGCCAGTATTCCTGCCAGTAGATCAGCTCGCTGGCCGGCGCAGCTTGCAGGGCCTCGCCGCCCGGCACTTGCTGCGTGTAGGGGTGGTCGCTGACCATGCCGAGGCGCAGGATGAGGAACTGCTCCTTGAGCTCGGTCTGGTTGCCGATCAGGTCGCCCTCCTTGGGCACCTCGTAGGTCTGCCGGATCGTGATCGTCGTCGGCACCTTGCGCCCGCCGTAGTCGGTGCAGTGCCAGTAGACGATGTCCTCGGCCTTGAACAGGCACAGGTAGGGCGGCAGGGTCGCGTCCTCGCCACGCTCGACGAGGAGGCCGTAACGGCCCACGCTGACGGCATCGGTCAGCTGCTGCATGACGAGCGCCTGCAGGCCCTCGTAGTTAGGGCCGGCGTCGTCCTCGAGTTGCTGCATCTGCGCGTCAGGGATGCCCTCGACGGTAGGCGGCCGGCGCATGACCGCGCCCACCAGGCCGGCCTGCGTCCTCGAGGCGGCCCCGTAGAACGACGCGCGCAGCAGGTAGTTGTTGTAGCTCTCCAGCGCGTAGATGTCGTTGCTCTCGCGCTGGCTGGTCAGCATGGGCAGGTAGCGTTCCCGCTCGTGCTTGATCTTGTCCTCGCCCTCGATGCAGTCTCGCACCTTGCGCCACAGGGGCGCTGCCGCCTTGTACTCGTCGTGATAGATCATTGTCGGAAGGCGACCGTCGTGGCGGTCGTGCGGTCAACGGGGAACAGGTAGGCGATCGGGTAGCCGAATGCGTCGAGCAGGTGGCTCATGTCCTTCTGCACCTGCTTGTTGCTGTCGGTGTGCGTGTAGCCCAGCAGGTAGGCGCGCATTTTACGGCATGACGGCGACAGCGTCACGCGCCCATGCCGCAGGGCACCGTTGACGGCGTTGATGCGGTCGACGATCTGCGGGTTGGCACGGCGCGCGCAGATGGTCAGCCCGGCCTCGCGCAGGTAGCCGAACGCGCTCTTGCCGCCGGCCCCGGCGTGCTGCCGGTTCTGACCGCTGGCGTCAGGGTAGATGCGGCGGATCTGCGGGTAGGTCTGCCGGATGAACGCCGCGGCCTGCTCCGCGTCGCAGTTGGGCAGCTCGTGCTCGGCTACGACGTGAACGTGGTCCTTGGTGCGCCAGAACACCACGAACGCCAGCGGGTTGACGTTGAAGTCCATACCGACGCAGAGCTCGGCGTCCGCCGGCTGCTCGACCGCGACGCTGTGCACGTCCGGGTCGTAGCTGTGGTAGACGCGGCCCGTGCTCAGGTTGACGAACTTGCCCTGCACGTATGCCTCGGCCGCGGCCTCGTCGTAGCTGCTGGTCAGCCGCTCGACGTAGTCGGCGGGCAGCGCGCGGTTGGCCGTGCTCGAGGACTGCACCAGCCCCAGGTCGTGCTTCTCACGCATGTCGCCCTGGAACAGGTCGTAGCCCCAGCCGACGACGCCCTCGGGCGTGCCTGTGACGTTGATCTCGCGCTGCTTGGCGTCCGGGTGCCGCACGCGCGCCAGGATCTGCTCGAACACCTCGACCGGCTGGATGAACGGCTCGTCGATGCCGGCCGCGGCAATGTTGGCCCCCTTGAGCCGCTCAGGCCGCTCGCCGGACATGCACAGGATCGTCGCCGTTCGGTCGCGGTATTGGATGTGAAAGCGGTAGGGCTGGCTGCGGAACAGGTGGTATCGCATGTCGCGCTCGTTGCGACACTTGCCGTCGAGCAGCTCGTCGAGCGTCTGCACGATCGTGGTCAGCGCCATCGGGTAGGACGGGCTGACGGTGACCACGGGCACGGGTGCGTTCTTGAGCGCCAGCCAGATCATGCGCTTGCCCAGCGCCATGGTCTTGCCGCCGCCGTAGCCGGTGACCAGACCGCGGATGAAGTTAGGCAGCTGCCACCATTCGCGCTGGTGCTGGAACATGCCGCCCCGTGCGATGCTGCCGTCGTCGGCAAGCACCGGGTCGTCTATGCGCCAGAAGGGTGCCAGAGTCGCGGTCAATCGAAGCGCGGGTCCGGTTGGTGCTCGGCTTCGACAGGCGGCGCGTCGCG